GCACCCCTGATGAATTTGTAAATGGAGCCTCTGCAAATGCAAAAAATACTATATTATTACCGTTACCGTTCCACTCGCCACTATTTGTACGAATTTTTATACCATTAGATAAAAAGTCTACTTCTTTACCAGCTTGATCTACTTCTGCATCGCTTAGATTTGCTCTTATGTTATCATCTACAACATTAGATGTACTTCTTTTTGCATCATATATAGACCATTTATCGCCTGTTGTATTACGAAACATACACCAAGCGGGCCTGAATCCAAGATATATAAATGGTCCGTCTGCATTTCCATTTCCTTCGTAACTTCCAAATTTTGAATAACCTTTAACCTCATTAAAAAAATATCCTATGTAAGTGTAAGTATTTTTGTTACCATAATTACTGCCAGTTAAACTAAAAACTGTGCTAGTAGGTGCAGTATCATTTGCTAATCCACTATCATCTGTTGCTGCGGAATCGCCATCTAAATATAAAGCATATTGTTCAGGATTTGCATTTGATTTATGGTGATATACTGCCCAATTATTACTCTCACCAGTTCTTACTTTTATAACATACCACTCAGGAATATTTCCTAAATTATGTGCTACAGTGCCAGCACTACCTGTGCCTGTCCATGAAACAATACTAAAACCAGCAGTTTGATTTGTAGAACCTGAACTATCTATTGTTCCAACACTTGTTGCACTTGCGTCATTAGTGAATGATGTTCCAGCCTTCCAGCCCCAAGCAACCATGTTATTACCACTTCCGTTAACAATTGCTTCATTATCAACTGTAAATCCATTTGAATCAAAACTATCAAGATTTGTATTTTCTGTTCCCTCTGCTCCAACTTCATTTGGTGATAATCTTTTTAAAGCACCCCTAACAGAATCAAAAACTGCGTGAGATTGAGATGCACTTCTATTTTTAAACCACAACCAATCGGGTTGCATATTTGCATGAGTTTCATCCCAAGTGTACGCTGTATCGTTTGTACCGTTACCAGTATAAGTTTTTATTCTAAAGTATAGAGACGGGTCATCTATAGTTGTAAAAGCCATTATCCAAACTCCGCTAAGTTTTTTGAGTTCCAAGCATAAAATCCAGATGGAACTGCATATTCAAAATTTCCATAACCATTAGCATCACTGTTTCCTGTTGATACTGCTGTTTGACCAAATCCACCGCCAAAATTAAAATCTAATACTGTTTCACTTGCACCTGTATCATTAGTGACTCCTAAAAAATATGTGTCACCTGTTACTTGACTTGATAAATCAAAACCATTTGATCCTGCTCCTGGATTACCTGAATTTTCATAAGTTCCATTTATACCAAAATAAACTTTACGATTATCTCTATCAAGTGCAATATTAATTATATCACCATCTCCACCACCTGATCCATAGTTTTGATTATTATTATTGTTTCTAATTTTCCCTGTGTTTATAACGTAAGCAACAGTGCAATCTGCTGGGTCTGATCCTAAAGCTGACCCTGTTTTTCCAAGATCTGTATTTGTAGCAGTGCCTAAATCATTAATTCCAGCAAAAACTTCATCTGCTACTCCAATAATTCCATAATGATTTGATCCACTTACATATTTACATTCTGCGTACCACTTTCCAGAATTAACTCCAAAAGTGGTTAAAGAACCAAATACAGGGTTTGAACTATTAGCTGTATACACTAAATTTCCTTGTGTAAATGTAGAACTTGTTGGAATTAAAGTATTCCAAGTGCAACCATTATTGCTACAAGTATCAGTAGATTGATCTGTTGCTGCTATATTTGTTTCTGTTAAATCTGTTCCACCATTAGCATCATTACCTAAATTACTACTGTCTTCAAAATCTAAGTAAAAACCATTATTACCAAAAGTTAACCCTGTTACATCAATTGGTTCCCACACTGTAGGACTATCGTCATTAAATTGTCCAAATGAACTTGGTGTTAATTGTAATCCATCTATATAAACAAATTCTGCAATATAACCATCCCACTCATTAGCACCAGCATTATCATCTCCAACTTTAAATGTGTGACCATCAGCAATTGTTAAATCTGCATTTTGAGATGGATCACCAGGATTATCTGTAAGATCTGTTTTTTCTATTTCTGTTCCATTGTGATAAATTCTTACTCTATTATGTGCTGTACCTTGTTCAGTATCTACAGCAAATAAAAAATGTGACCAAGCACCTATATCTCTGAAAACTTGGTTTGTAGAATATCCAAAATTATTACCGCTTCCATTATAATCAAAAAAATCTAAAGTATCATCATCTTGAAACCTAACGGACAAACCAGTTGCGCCACTTGTTGCACCAAGACCCCATAAATTTCTTTGAACTCCTAATTTAGATAATTTAATCCAACAACTTACTGAAAATTTTCTAGCACTTGTGGGTGCTCCAATAGTTTTTTTCATATCAGGGTCATCACCTTGATTTAATCTTAGTGAATTAGCAACTGTAAAAGGGGCTACTACTTTAGCTCCTGGATATAAAAAACTATTTATTGGCATTAAACCTCCAATCTTGGAAGTTCACCTAATGGTCTAGTAACAGATCCATCCTCTTGTTGTGTGTAAGTATATAAAGTCTCAAGTGCTGGTGTATCTGCAGCATTTGTAATTGCTGTCTCCATTTCTGCACATTTAGTTCTTACTGCTGTTCTATGTGTAGTTATAGAACTAGGTATGGCTGTTCCTGCATCTGCTTTTCTAATAACATACCAATCTGTATTTTGTAATTCAGTTGCTGCTTGTGATTTTAAATCTCTAATCAATATTGTTTTTAATCCTTCACCTTTCACATCACCTTCTATACCTAAACCATCTATTTCATCTTGTGCTGTAAATAAAGTATCTGCATGTGCTTTAGCTGTAGCTGTGCCATAAGATCCTGTAACTTTACCATTACTAAATGAATAAGTAATATTAGTATTAATATACCATTTTTGATCTTTTAAATTTGTATTATCTATTTCAATTTCGTATATACCTATGGCTTCTCTTTCACTTTTAGACCATAAACCAAAAATTGCTTTTGGGTATTGTTTATCTCCAATAGTAATACCTTTATTACCACTAAGATATTTTGTAATTTTTCCTGACTCTACTAATGCAAACATATTATGATAATGTTAAATTTTGATTTCTACCAACTTCTAACCATTTAGATCCGTTGTATCTGAAAACAAAAACATCTCCTTTACTAGCTGTTGTTGTTAATGTAGGTGCTGTGTCATCTTTGAATTCAAATACAGCATTCCATGTTAAAGTTCTTGAACCTGTTCCATCTTGTATCACAAGTATTGATATAAACTGACCAGTGGAATTATTGGTAGGAGCAGCCAATGTTCTATTACCACCTAAAGTTAATTTACATACATCTTGTGTTGAAGCATCCCAGTTTACTGTAGATCCATCTGTAAGAGTAGATTCAGTATAATTTAATTTAGCAGACGTAATTAAATCGTCAGCTATATCTGAAGCTGTTAATGCTTTTGCACTTGGTTCTTGTCCAATATAAGACATCTTACGTTATCTCCATTATGGAAAGTGTTCCTGATAGTTTATCTGCTACAGAGCAATCTATCTTGATTTCATCTGTTGCTTCTAATACAACCTTACCACCTGATAATAATTCAAGTGAACTTCCTGCAGGAATATTAACATCCTTAACAAGAAATGATGTACCGTTTGCAACGTCATTAGCACCACCTCTGTTACCTGTGTCACTAACTAATTCTACCTCTGCTGTTACTGCTGAAGTATGTATATTAGTAAGGATCAGTCCAAGAACAACTGTAGTTGTACTTCCTGCACAAGTATACATTTTGTAGGGTGTACCTGCTGAAGCTGGTTCTGCTGCAAATGTTACTACCTTAAAAGTATTTGCCATTTATTTTCTCCTATTTACTTATATATATTATATCGTTATTTTTTTAAAAGTCAATGATTATTATCCAAGAGCTATAGCTAAAGCTGTTGGATCATCTGTGCTAAATCCTGCACTAGATAGATATGTTTTAACGTCTGTCAATGCTACCTGTTTCATAGTGCCATTATCGTTTGTGACTACTCTATCAGCATCTACTAAAGTTGTAGAACTAGCTGATGTATCACCATCCATTATATTTATTTCACTAGCTGTAGATGTAACACCATCTAGAATATTTAATTCTGCAGCTGTAGATGTAACACCATCTAAAATGTTTAATTCATCTGTCGTAACTGTCGCACCATCTAATATCTCTAATTCTGCCTCAGATATACCTGCAGACCCGATAGTTACTGTTCCTGCAAAAGTTACATTAGCACCACTAAATGTCATAGCAGTTGTAGGTGTAGATCCTGATTTAATTACAAGTTCTCCACTAGAATTTGTAAAACTACCAAAAGTTGTACCATCATCTTTAAGTGTGACATCTGCTCCACCTGCATCTAAAACTATATCTGTAGTTGCATCTAATGTAATACTAGATCCTGAATCTATCTCTGTTATAACAGGTGTTGTTAGAGTTTTATTAGTTAATGTAGCAGTTGAAGATGTTGATACTAATCTAGCATCTCCACCAGTGCTTGGTAGGGTTAAAACATTATTAGCACTTTCTGAGTGTGGTGCAGCTACTATTTGTTGACCATGAGAATTATTTTCACAATTAAGTTGAAGAGTACCTTGATTAGTATTACCCTTAATAGTTACATGCCCCGTACCATTTGGTGCTAATTCAATATCTGCATTTGATGTAGTAACAATATCTTGACCATTCATATCAAGATCACCACCTAGTTGTGGGGAAGTATCTTCAACTACATTTGATATTGCACTTGATGTAGCTAATCCTGCAACTACTGCTGATCTTGCAATCTTTTTAAGACCACCACCAGAAGTATCAACTGCTAAGAATACATCATCATTAGCAACTGTAGATATCTCTGATAATGAACCTACTGCTATAGAGTTAAAATTTGTACCATCTGCTATTAATAAATTACCTGCAGTATTTGTACCCATGGTAATATCATCACCTGATACTGTAAGATCTCCAGAGATAGTTAAATTTCTAAGACCAGTTAAGTCTTTATTAGAATCTACTATCACTGCTTTTGATGCACTTACAGTTCCTGCTGTAATACCATCAACTAAATTTAATTCTGCTGCTGTTGAAGTAACTCCGTCTAGTATATTTAACTCAGCAGTTGTGGATGTTACTCCATCCATAATATTTAATTCTGCTGCCGTTGCAGTTACACCATCAAGGATGTTAAGTTCTGCCGCAGTAGAAGTCACACCATCTAATATATTAAGTTCTGCTGCTGTGGCTGTTACACCATCCAATATATTTAACTCAGCTGCAGTTGATGTTATAAGTGTCCCATCTAAATTAATAGCATCAACATTTGCTGTACCATCTATAAATAAATCTTTAAACTCAAGAGAGGAAGTTCCTAAATCTATATCATTATCTGTTACAGGTACGATAGCACCATCTTGTATTTTAACTTGTTCTACCGCAGCAGAAGATACTTCTACATAAAATTCTAAATGATTATTAGTTGTATCTACTAATATTTTATTATTACTATCAGCATCTCTAAGAGTGCTAATAGGTCCACCTTCACCCGCAGTACCATCATGCGAGTGTCCTGTAGTTGCGTGAAATGCAGCCAATACTTGGTTAAACTCATCATTAGAATGAGCTGCAAGTATAGTATCACCTGTAGTGAAACTTGACTGTCGTGCTGAATAACCTGCCATTATCTTCTTCCTCCTGGGGTAAATTCTAATTGAAATCCTTTAACTGAAAATGA